GGAACCAGGGAAGCAATGCTGAGGCCCTCCTTGACAATCACGACCAGCCACTGGATGTTGGTGATGATCCGATCTTGCATTGATGCAACACCATTGATGTCTGATGCCGCTTGCTGATGAAACCTAACAGCAGGCAGTTTCACAGTCGCTGGGATCAAGTCATACCACGCTGTCAAGGTACTGGCACTTTCAATCTGAGATTTGATCCAAGGTGCCGTTTCTAGAGATTCATTCATTCAGAATGCTCCAAAGCACCCAGGACCAATCTGATCCACGAAGTGAGGCCACTCACTCATTAATGCTGGTGCGAGGTACGGCTGTGCTGCCATCTTGTAGGTTCCATACTCGACATAGGCAGCGTATTCTGCTGTCGCAAAAATCTCTGCATTTTTTCCAGAAACCTTGTTACCGATTGAACCTTGCAAATGGCCTGTGACTACAGGTACAGTACTTTTGGCCGTTTCGACTACCCTATCTGCTGATTCCCTCACTGCCTTCGTGGAGTGAGCCTCAACGAAAGCAATCAATGCCGGAATCCTGTTGAAGACGACAATGATCTGAAACGATGCTGGCACTACACCTCACTCAAGCGTCTTGGGGACGTTGATCGTCGTTTCTAGATCTGTTCCTTCGATCCCGACTGTCGAGGGGCCAGAGAAGTCAAGAGAATAGCCTACCTCAAACTTGCCATCGTTCGGACCTGTGAACTTGTTTACCTTCTCGCCATTCTCCTTTCCCCAGACAGTGATCGTGCTTCCTTCTACAGCATTTGTGTCATAGAAGAGTTCTACATTTTTGCGCCAAACGTGGATATCCAGGCCTGCCATATTCCCTCCTTAATTCACCGGGAACGCTCGCAGTTGCAGAAAGTTATAGTGCCAAAAACTACTCCATCTTTCTGGTGCGCGATCATTGCCCATGGAATAGACCTCACGGGCAGATTTGACAGCAGAGATATGCGTGGTGTTGTAAACCGAAGGCCCGTAGAAAGCACCGATGTAAAAGGTCTTCTGGTATTTTTCTAGATCATTCGCAGAGATCCAGAACCCAGATTTAACTAGCGAGCCTGTGTAACCGTAACCTGTGTATCCGTTGCTGTTATCTGGGGATTTAGCACCGCCAAGGAAGGCGCAGTAGATGAACGTTGAGGAGCAATCCTCCACATACGGCAGCCTCGGAGGTTCATTGCCCGCCCTCAATTGTGGCATCGGTCGGATCTGACTATATCCGATCTGCGCAGTGCGCGTGACCATCCACTCCCACCAATTGAAGATGTCCTTGACGATACTCTCACGCGTGTTCAGAACAGGTTCTTCTGAACCTCCCTTGTAGAGAGCAATTGCGTGACGGTCCCACAGGGGTTCTCCTGCGTGCGGCAATTTCGCTGGCACACGTGCTGTCAGGGTCGCGTTGTGCGTCTGCGGCCCCCATTGGCCATCAACGCCCACCCCTAACCACTTCTGGAGACCTCGAACGCCGGAGGTGTTCTTCGCGCTACCTTTACCGTTAGCGAAACCTTCGTGGTAGATGTTGTCGAATTCACCCCACTTCCAGAATCCAGCACGTGAAGTGACAATCTTCGCTGCTTTGACCTTCTCACCTTTCACGCCGACAACGAGGGGCGGGGGATCGTATGGACAGATGACTGTCATACATGCGCTCCCAGCTGATTGCCGATGACGATCTTCTCGATGTCTATTGTCTCCGGAGCATAGACAGCAGAGATGCGAAGGCGGATGTTGCCGCGCGTTGTAATCGTAACTTCATCATCGACCACAATTTCCCGATCCGGCGGAACATAGATCAGAAATAGCTCATCTGGACGAGTGTGGCCAATTAGTGGCATCAATTGAGCGTGTGCGGCACCAGGCTCAACCATGCAGGGGATATCCGTCGCGACCACCACTGACACGGTGTCTTCTTGTCCACCGTAAGCATCATTGGTGATGACAGTGCGGAATTGGTCTATCTTATCTGTATACCATTCTTGTGTCCCCTTGCGGAGACCTTGCATCTCCCAATCAGTAAGAGGCATTGTTGATAGGCACCATTGCCAGATTGAGACGAGGGTCAGGAGTTAAACGTAAGGCCTTGAACCTTGCCTTGTTGGCGAACTTGCCGTGTAAGGCTATGCAGTGTTCATAGAACTGGTTCCTCGAGAGCATCTTCCCGCCAGACATGAACAGGTACCTATCTGCTAAGCGTGTGGCCTTAATCAACCAGCCTTGTGAGACAGCATAACTCCAGTCATACGTCTCTGTCCAGTTCGTTTGACCAGGTTTGACACCGTTCTTGTCGACCATCTTAGCAATGTCTAAGAGAAGGTCCAGTTCACCAGAAGCAATGATTGGTTCTATCTCAGGATTCAGATAGAGAACAATCCTCGCGCGTGCTTCTGCTTCTGTCATTTCCTCTTCGCTTTACCCTTGACCCTCTTCAGGCGAGGATTACGCTTCTTTGCTGCAGGAGAAGCACGGCGAGTCGAAGCAGCGAGAATTGCACCTGCGCGTTCCATTGAGACACCTGATCGAGATGCAATCTGCTTCTGTACGTTTTTGAATCCACGTACCTTGCGTTTCTTAGCAGCCATTACGCACCTGATTCAGCTGGCGCTGCTTCTGGTGTCGCTTCTGCTGCCGCTTCTGATTCCTGCAACCCGGCCAGGGTAGCATCGGGATCTTCACCAACAAACCCAAGCTGTGCGATCTTATCTGCTTTTTCTTGAAGTTCGACTTGCCACTGTTCCGGTTCTACCTCACTCATCTGCCATCCCCCTTATGTAACCTGTGGGCGTTAGGGGTGCCCAGTTCTTTTTTGTCTGTGCTGCTGGACCTTGAGGTGCAACTAACTTCGATTCAAGGAAACGCTGAAACTCCTCGCGCCTACGTTCCTGCGCCATATGTTCCAACGCCATTTCTTCCTCAGGTGTCATCCAAGACCTTGTGAGAGCATCTCGAGGGCGAAACCTGTCTCTGCTCTCTTACTAAGGTCAGGCTGAGCAGATACAGATACAAGCGCACACTTGCCAGCGAGGAATTGCTCAGATTCGTTCGTCGTATCGTCAAGGCCCAGAGTCGTCACCTGGCGAGCCTTCGCGACCTTAGCATTGACAGTAATATCTGCCACAGTCGGATTATATACCGCAATGTTGACCGTTGCCACCTATACCACCTCCTACGGGGACTTCAGAACAGCGAACGGGTACCGTGAGGCCTCCGTTGTCTGCTCGTAGTTGATCGGGTTCGGGACCTGCCACGCGAAACGCGCCGTGACGCGAAGCGCGACCATGTCCTGCTGAGCAAGGTTGAACTGAATTGCTCCAGACTGATCCTGAATCACAGCCTGGTCAAGGATCTTCCAGGTAATGTCCTTGCGAGTCGCGAACAAGCCCTGCGTCCAGTCACCTACGAACATCTCTGCAGCGCCTGTACCAGAGGCCCACATACCCGGCATCACATACTTGATCGGTTCACCTTCGATTGTGTCTGTAGAGATGTCGAGCAACTTCTGGCCAGTGGTATCGCGCGCAGACCTGATCCTTGCCTTGTAGGTCGTGCGCGTAACGAAACCATTGACCGAATACCCGTCAGCCTCAACCAGGCCCATCAACTGGTTAATATCCTCTGCAAGGCCACCAGCAGCAGCAGCCGATGTACCACGGTTGTAGGTATTACCTGCAGCAGTCGCTGCTGTTGCAAGGTCTGTAGGCCATGATGCAGGCTTGTTTGTTCCGAAGAAGACGGCCGCATCAACCACGCGACCGATAGCATCAACTAGCAACGGACGAACCTCGCCCCAGATGTCGTAATCGGCATCATCGAGAACATTTTCAGGGATCGGCACGATGGCAGCAATTTCCTCAGCGAAGAAATACTTATTAGCCCATTGTGCTTCCGTCGTCTGCTTCAGGCCCGTATCTCCAGAGACAAAATACGCCGTCGGGAGAGCAGTGAGGACCGGCATTCTTTCCTGAGATGAAGACATGCCGACCTGACGAAATAGGGACATCGCAGCACTAGCATACTGAAGGTTCTCGAGAATCTCCCGCGATACTTCCTCGGGGATCAGGCCGAGAGCGTCCGAGCGGGAAATCACACTGTTATATGGCATGCTATCTCCTTACGCTCGTCCAGATGCTCTGCGGATTGCCAAGTTCATATCTGAACCTAGCCTACCTCTGTTGGAGATACCTGCGCCACCATCAGCACCTCCAGAAACGCCACCAAGGAGATAAGGCTTCTCCTTGACCAGATTTTGAAGTGCCTTCTCAAGCTGAGCATCGTCATCTGGATCTCGAACACCATCCCAGTTCAGCAATCGTGCAGCATCCTCTTGTGCTTCGCGCGCGATCCCCACTCCTGAGGCTAATACGCGAACACGTAGCGCACGATTCTTGTTCTTCTCCTGGGTTAGTTCCTCCTCGGCACGTTTTGCTTGATCTGCTAGGCGCTCATTCTCTGTCTTTGTCAGGTCCTCAAGTTCTGAAACTCGGGCCTGGGACTCACGTAGCGCCTTCCTCCACTTCGCGGCCTCAGCGTTTGCCTTCGCCAATTCCGCACGCGTTACACGCTCCCCTTCGACTACCTGTTCAGATGAACTACCTTCGGCCTCCTGGGCCTGTGAGGGTTCTTCCTCACCTTCTTCCTCTCCCGTGCCACCTGGGCTGTCTTCTGGGGAGAAGAAGAGAAAGTTAGGCCTCATGTTAAACGCTCTCCTTCCCTGATGCAACTACAGTCATGCTTGTTTGACAGTATCGACTAGGAGAAGGACGCCAGAAATTAGCGTCTGTATCGCTGGTCCTGGAGGTTGTTTCAGTTTAATGTCATAGACCAGCGCACGATCTGTAAGGTTCGCTGTGTCTGCCGGGGTAAGTGTAATCTGATAGATGCCATTAGGAGCGTCTGAAACTGTTACCCCTGTTGGGCCTTTAGAGATCACAATTGCAGAATCTGGGTCTGATTTCCTTCTCTTCGCTGTGAACCAGATCTGAGCAGTTGGGTCTAATGCCACAGTTGCATCGCCGTTGAAGATGTTGTCCTCACCTTTAACGGCGTCAATCTGAGATGTCAGTTCCATTATCCCTCCTCTTTAGGCTACCTCCTGCGCCTACGCGCTGAAGCTGATTACCAGGATCCCGACGCGTGATTACACTTCGCGACCCTCCACCAACAAGGCTGCTTACTAGGTCCTTCCTTGTAAGAATGCTGCGTACTATCTCAAGGGACATGCCAGCAGCGATCAATGTATCTGCTAGTTCGTTCACTGTCGCAGCGTCAATAGACACGATGTATGCGAGTATATCTGCTATCTCACCTACTGTCGCAGCGTCTGTAGACGCGATATACGCGAGTGTCTGCGTCAGATCAATGGAGTCCGTATAAAGTCCTGCGTCGGGCACTTCCCTCAAGAGAGACGCGATTATGTCACTCGCAAATGAGGCGTCTGCGTCTGCCTTGATGGGCACGTCTGCAGACTCTTGAGTACCTACCTGTGCTTGGCCTAGAGCGTAGTGCCTCGCTATTTGAGCAGGAGACAGCACATACCCGTAGATTGCTACCTCATCTATAGCACCGTTAAAGTACGGAGACAGAGTGTAGGAAGGAGTAGCTATCCTCAATGGCTGAGGATCATTGGGAATGTAACCAGATACAACGCTTGTTCCTACCTCTATACCATTGCTGTAGAGCCGTCCCCTTGTCCCATCGTGGCTGAAGACAAGGTGGTACCACTGGCCTTGCGTGATAGCAGCAAGTATAGACCTTTGGCTTGAACCGTCCCCGTAACTAATGTAGAAGTTCAGGGCATTGGCTTGCTTGATGATCGCGTAGCCTTTAACAGCAGAAGCATTGCGATTGAAAAGGAGGCCGCAGTTGAGAGTCGGGTTTCCTCCATCCCAACGCCCCCAGAGTTCGATAGAAAGAGGAAAAGTTGGATTCAAGGCAGGATCAGAAGCTCGTTCCGCGTAGTGGAATGTGCCATTGAAGACAGGAGCCTTATCTGTAGAAGAAACAAGTGCACCAGGTTGCCCAAGTACTGGTGGTTGAACCATAGTCAAATTACGACCAGCAATGAGGTCCGCGAATGTGGTACCTGATGTTTCTCCTAGGCGCCAGTAAGCAATAGGTGTATCCGCAATAACCGCTGTGCTGTATTGATCTATAGACCCATCTGTGTCTGCAGGTGCCTTCGCAGGAAATGTGATTGTTTCAACGGCCGTGCCTGTCTTCGCGAGCCCCACATTGTAGTGTTCTGTAATCTGCGCTTGGGTAAGGGCATACGGATAGAGAGCAATTTCATCAAGGTCCCCAACCCAGGGAAAGTTACTGGCGTCGCCCGGTCGCCCAATGTAAAACCCACCTGAAGTAGCAGGTAACATAGTGTGACCTATGGTTGGGCCTGAAACAGCGTTGAGATAGACGCGAATCCCTACCATCGGGTCATAAACGCCGACGACGTGAGCCCAATCACCTAGGACAACAGCAGGCCCACTTGAAGTACCTGCGAAGGTATTGCCATTCCATCCTTGAAAGCCCCAGGTGTCATTGTTGTAGGCAAATAGCGTGAAACCGCGAAATGGTGTGCTTGGTTCTCTTGTCGAAGCAATTGCACGATAAAGACCTGCGTTACCAGTAGGCCTAGCCCAAGCCTCGATTGAAAACGCGCCAGTGGGACTTAGTGCAGCGTCCAAAGGAGTGCGTGAAGCAGAACTCGACGCTTGGCCAGGAAACGTGATTGCCTTGTCGGGTGATCCAGGGATTCCAGGCTGACCTAAGGTCAAGGCTGTCCCTACGGTTGTCAAGTTACGACCTGCAACAACCTCTTGCAATGTGTTAACTGAAGCGACCCACGGGTCACCTAGACGCCAGTAACCTGCAGGGAGATCAGCGAGGATTGTGCTTTTGTACTGATCTGCATATCCATCACCATCGACCACTACTTTCGGGGATACGATGGCAACCTCAGTTGCATTTGGTGGCTTTAATCCAGCGTTGTAGTGACTTGTAATCTGAGTTTGATTCAGCGCGTAGTTGTAAAAGGCTACCTCATCCATGCAACCAGGGAACTGAGCAGTGTGGGTGACGCTTGTTCCACTGATAACAAAGTCAGCAGTTGTGTTGGCAGCAAATGTCCTCGCTGTCGGACCTGCAACTAGGGAACCGTTTATATATAGACGTTGACTCGTACCATCGTAGGTTCCTACAGCGTGATACCAGGTGTTATCGGCGAGAACAGCACTGCTAAGGCTACCAACTCCGGTAATAAAGAAGGCTAAAATCTTACCTGTAGTTACCTGAAACTCATAACCCGTGTTGGTGTTATTCGTACTCGCGACCACCCTGTAGTTCGCACTCGCTAAAGTCTCACGCCTAACCCAGAATTCAACAGAAAACGCTCCTGCAGGATTAAGGGTGGCATCAAAGGCCCTTGTCCCGTATGGGGAGTTCGTAGTCGTCCAGCGGATCGAGGTCCCACCTTGAGCAAGCGCACTAGGGGCGCCGTAAAATGGAACAGCGCCTGCTGTCGCTGACGTAATGGTCAGATCGTGACCACCAACCGCATCCGTTACTGTGGCCCCACCGAGTTCATTCATCCGCCAATAGGCGACTGGCGTATCGTTGAGGATCTGTAACTCGTAAGGCCCTTCAACACCTGTGAACGCAGGCATCTACGCTAGCGTAACTTGGCCTGTCAATGTCCAGGTCCCAGTAGACTTAGTTCCAAGTGACGCGACCTTACGGTTCATATTCTTGTCAGAGGTTGCGCCGTTACGGATCGTCCATTCGTTCCAGACCCAGTTTGCTTCTGCAGTGGTGAAGTCAGATTGGAAAGACAGCGTCTGTGCTGCACGCGAAGGGTAAGTAGCGTTCATCGCCTTGTAGAGTTTATTCGTTGCAGCCTGCAGATCCGTCTGCGTTGCTGCTTCTGCTGTCGCTGAATCCCCGACCCCCATCTGTGAGTTTGCGGCGTTATACGCTGTCGTGCCACCAGCACCGAGTACGAGGTCGAGCATCATCTGGATGCCTTCATTCAAGAGAAGGTTACCAGGTACCTCTACAACCTCGACTGACTTCGGCGCGAACTTCCTCAACAGTTCAGAGGAGATTCCTACTTGGAATTTGACAGCCTCGAATCTGCGATTGTATTTCCGATCTAGGAATTCCCGGGCCCAAGCACAGGTTTCCTCAGGCCATTTCTCACAGATCCAGTGTGTAGTGATCTTAGAGGTTTCGTGAGAATCCATCTTCGCTGCCATCTCCATTCTGTCAATGCCCAGGATTGTCTGACTGCTCATCTAGGCACCCCTCTTCCTGTAGGCCTTCGACGCTGTGCCTGCTGCAATTCACCTTGTCCGCGACCAGGGCCTTGAGGTTGACCAGGACGTTGCTGCTGCTGTCCATTTTGCGGTTGTTGCTGTTGCTGCACTTTCATATTCATTGCCGTCTGCGCTAGCATCTGCTGCATATTGTCGTTGTCTACCTCCTGCAGCATACGGAGGATCTGATCTTCGTCGTAACCCAGTTCGCGGAGGATCTGAGATCGCGCGACTCCTACTGCCTTCTTCTTCACTGCTGTGTCTGCAAGTTCTGCTTCTGAGCGAGGCGCGGCGTGGGTCCATCCTGCCTCAATCGTCAAATCTTCAGGGATATTTTCCCCGAGAATTTTCAGCGCGAACACCATCACCTGCTCCCAGACATCACCGAATCCTGTCTGACGATCTGTAATCCGCTTGATGAACCGTGCCTCTGCAGATTTCATTGCCTCGCCAGATGGGAAATCACCCGTGGTGATGAAGAAGTAATGCAACGGCGTGCCTGATACACGCGCGACACTGGCCCAAAACTTCTCCTGCACACGGAGGAATTGGCCTAGGTCGGTCGCGTCAAACTGCCCAATCTTTGTCTCCGGGTCACCGAATGCCATCAATCTGTCAACGCCGTAATTGCGCGCCGTCGGATCAACAGGTTCTCCTGTTTCAGGATCCGTCTCGAGGTCCATACCTGTGACCCATCTCTGCTTGAACGATGCGAACTCCATTGTGATTAGCATGTCCATAACAGATTTATTCAACCCGTCCTGCAACGGAATCACGTCGCGCAATTCTGATACGCCAGGCTTGTCAACAGCGCGGTTCGGGAAGTGGAACATCGGAACCTGCCCGTAGGGGTTAGGGGTAGATCCGACCCTGTCCCATCCATTTGCAGAATCAGGCCAAGCGTAGTTCTTAGATCCGAGTGTTTTTGATCGCTGCTGATACTTGACTATCACGTCTTCGTGGTAGATGTTCAGGTACCAATACAGTTCTATCTCATCCCACCAGGTTTTTGCCCCACGGATGATGGTGCCTTGCCTGTTCGGATCGTATTGCACGCAGCACATATTCCCAGGTTGAGGCCATATTTCTGGGTATCCTGTGCCCTCATTAGGCCAGACGATAACGTAGGAATCACCTAGTTTCAGTGATTCCGTGTGCGTCTCGTTGGACTTCAAGTCCATCTTGTTGCGTTCCCAGATCTGAAGACAGGTATCTCCTAGCGGATCTATCGTTGAGACCTTGACCTTAGAGGGAATCGGGGCACCCATATTGACGCCGGGCGACCCTGGAGGCACATTCTCAGGGCGCACTACCTCTGTCTTGACTTCTGCCTCTGAGGTCTTGAAGTATTGAACCTGGAGGCGGTCGGAGAGGGAATCGACTACTGGCGCGCAAATGTTTTCCGCGAACTCCCGGAACACGTTACCAAAGGTATTCCGAAATTTCTCAGTCGCGAACGCTAACCGCTGCTCTCCTTCATAGTAATCTGCGTACAGCGCATAGTTCGCGAACCGTTCTGACCTGTAGGTTCCAATTGCCCAGGTGAGGTCATCTGTGGCCATCAGAACGTCACCATCTTACTCAACCGTTTGGTCAGATCTTCATGCGCACCAGCCAATGCATCCACTATGTCATCGTGGACATCGTTAGGGAATCGCGAAACCTCACGGAGGAAATCTTTGTTCCACCTGCCACGCACGAGCTTATATTCCCCCCTTTCAACTGCTGCCGCTACAGTTTCAGCGCGTAGGATTTTCGGACCTGTGCTGCGTATCCCTCGATAAGAATATCCCAGGAAGGGGCCTCGCGCAAGATGCCAGACAGCGATCTTTCCAGACGACCCAGGCTCCTGTTCTGATCGCTGCCTAATCAGTTTGCCATCTTGCTGCAGAGTCCTTCTCAGCGTCTTGTCCAACATCCCAGGAGATTCGCGCACGCGAACCATATCCAGGATGTAGAACAATCCGTCATATCCCAACCCAACTTTCAACCCGACAGTGTAATCTGGATCCTCACCCTTCTTGACATCTGTACTCGCGAAGTCCCACCGCCGGACTGTTTTCTTCATCTTGATCGCTGGCATTGGAACAACGTCAAACCAATCCTTCTGGAACATGCCACCTTCGAGGGGTGCAGGACGTTGCTGGTACAGCGCGTTCCATGCGTACTCGCCAACAGTCGCACGCGCGGCAATTAACTTGGGCTTGTCAAACCGCTCAGGAAACAGCGGTTCACCAGGCTCGCGTCCTAGGATGTCAGGGTCAGGGTAATCCTCAGAGGGAGGTTCAGCAAGGGCAGGCAGCCTCACAATGATGAACTGATCTGCCTCGTCATCCTCACCCATGTCTCGAATGATCCTGCCGATCAGGTCATCTTCATGCCAGCGTGTACCAATGATGACGATAATGCCATCAGGCTCCAACCTGGTCCTAAACGTCGTACGGTACCAGTTGTATTGCTTCTCACGTAGGATTGCTGATTGCGCGTCCTGTGAGTTCTTTACCGGGTCATCAACAACCAGGAGGTTACCACCGCGACCGGTCAAGGCACCACCCACACCCGCTGTGTTCATTCCACCGCGACGCCCTTCCAACTGCCACTCGTCTGCAGCGGATGAGCGTTTATCTACATTTATTCCGTAGTACTTCGGCCCGAAAGCCTCAACCGTATCTCGCACTTTACGGCCCCATGAGGCGGCAAAATCTGCTTCATAGGACGCCAGGAGTACGCGGTTATCCGGACGCGCGGCAAGATACCATGCTGGGAGGTAGTGAGAGCAGAGATCTGATTTGCCGTGCCGCGGAGGCTCCATAATGATGCAGCCCACGAATCCCAATTTACGGTATTCACCGGCGATAAGGTTAACCAGGATCTCGTCAACATAGTCGACGTGCTTAGCGTGGATCCAACGTGACCTTCGTTCAGGATGAGGGTCTAGCGGATCCCTCGATTGTCCCCTCTTCAAGTTCGCGACCCACGCTAGGCCCGACGGGCTGGTGTGAGCCATTACGATCAATTCCTCGGAGGAGATCTCTTGCTTCTGTTCTTGCGTCTGAGTCGACAAGGACCACCTGGTTCAGGTTGACGGTGTCGGGGGTATCGCGGTGAACATTGATTGTCTGGGTTTGTGCCCATTCAGCACTACGTTTCTGCAACCACCAAGTAGCAGCAGTCAAGGAGTTGCTATTTCCAGAGCGCGCAGTTTCAACAACCCTACCAACCATTTCCCCTTCCATCTCTGCACGCGCTTGGTCAATATCAAGCACAAGTTGCGCATAGTGCGGGTACTTGTCAGGGGCATACTTTCCTTTTTCAAGCCAGGACCACAAGGTATCATAGCCCATTCCTGCAAGTGCACTAGCATTTTGAATTGAATTTCCGTTGCGGATAGCCTCAACAACTTTGTCATGGCGTTCTTCTGTATACATACCTCTGATCGGCATTTTAATTCGATCAGATCCAGTTCTCTGATATGCCTGCTTGTCCACCTCAGAAGGTTTGCCAGGAGCAACATGCTCAACAGGAGCAGTCCAGCGGTCAATTGCTTGCCGAGTAGTT